ACAGAACAGCTTGAGCGAGACATCGAGAGGTGTCTTGTTCAGGCAACGTGGCAACAGAGCCAATATGGTTTCCCAGAAGAGGGAAAAGCTATTCTGTTGAACATGGGAAGTGCTACTGCAATAAGTTCGATCACCTACTTGGATGAAGACGGTGCAGAGCAAACATTATCAGCCGACCAGTATTCTCTTGACAGTGGCCGAAATGCGGTTACTTGCCTTAACGACGATGACGGTTGGCCAGAGACACTACTGACTCCCAGCGAACGAGACACAGTGTTTGTCAGCTTCACCTGCGGAGTAACAAGTGCTGACTGCCTTCCGAGGCTTTATAAGCAAGCAATTCTTGTTGAGGTTGGGCGATACTACTATGACCCTGCCCAAGAGAATGGTGTCAACACGAATGATGGCCGAACCTACGAGAACCTAGTCAAGAAATTGATCAGGAGTTCGTATCCGTAATGCCAAAGGTCACAGGATTCAATCGAAAGAGGGTTGGCCACAGGAATTACCTTGCCACAATCCAAGGGCCGCCCACGACCGTCGATGAGTATGGTCACGTTAATTACACATCAGAGGCTTGGACATCTGTTGTAACAGATTGGCCATGTGAACTGATTGATGTATCTGGCGGCGAGATCATCGACGGGATGATGACCAAATCGACAACAGAGAAAGTAGCCGTAGGCGATAAGCCACAAATTGACGATGCTGAAATCGACTCGAAACACCGCTGTATTATTGACGGAAAGACATACGGAATCACGGCAGTCAGGGATGTTTCAGGTGACGGATTTACTGTAAGGCTTGAACTCAGGAGCACCAAATGAGTTTTAAGACACAGTTAGTCACAAAAACGAAGCAGTTTGAGTCTGCACAGAAGCGTAAAGCACAGCAGACATCTCTTCTTGCAACAGATCTTGGTGTTGACTTATCCAAACTTAGCGATGAGCTGCTCAAGAAAGTTTGCCCGACAGCCGTTGGATATGCTGCGACGATTGTTAGAAAACAAGCTGTTGAGAATGTAAAAAAGGGTGGCGGCGAAACGCTCGGCATGTCGAGAAAGACTAAGACAAGAGGTGTTCTTCGCAACGGCAGGATGGTCAATGTAGGCAAAGGTGCTTGGTCAAAAAAGATACTAGAAAAGCGTGGAGCCAATAACAGATCATTGGCTGACCCCGGCGGCATCATCAAAAAGAATATTAGCAGGAAGCAGGGCGGTATTGTGGCAAGCCAGATTGTTGGGCCACGATATGAGGCGGGGCCAAGAGGTAAAAACTTTGCTCACACACATGAGCCACTTGCTGGGGCAAGCACTGGTGCGCCAAATCACAAATGGTGGGGTCAGCCAGCAAAGCGAGCGTTAAGACCAAGACCATTCTTAGGCCCAGCAGGAAGAAGCACTATTGTTGAGCAGCAGTCAGCCATAAAGAAGGCATTGATGAATTGGAACATTGATCCTTCGGAAGTAGGTGGCTGATGACAAGACCCATACCACAAGTCATTGCAAGACTTAAAGCCGACTCGTCAGTAAACACTTTGACGAGTGGTAGAATATTTGCAGACAATCCACCACAAGATGACGATTTACCTTTTGTTGTGTTGACCATCGTCAACACCATAGCAAGACCAACCGTCAACAACTGTCAGGTAAAACAATACGCTTCTAGGATGCAGATTGACATTATCTGCGAAACAAGAGGCAAAGCAGAACAAATACAAGAAGCCATCGAAGATTCACTAGGTGAGTATTCATCTACTGATGCAACGCATCCAATTCAAGGAATTACTGTTGATTCAGGAACTTCTTGGCAGATTCTTGAACCTTCCGATGGCTCAGACCAGCGTGGATACTGGTGTAGTCAAGAATACTTTATCAATTACAGCAGAGGCTAAAAAATGGCAGTCGAAGGAGCAACCAGTCAGGGAACCGTTGTAGCGTTCACAGGGATTGGTACTATTGCGTGCGTTCGTTCTATTTCACTTCCTGAGTTTTCACTTGAGTCGATTGAAGCAAGCTGCTTAGACTCTGCTGCGCCAAATAGTCCTCCGGGCACAGGAGTTGTTGCTGAGTTCACAAAGAAGCTGCCCGGTCAGCTAGTGGATGCTGGCGAAATCTCGATCACGATGGTGTTTGCATTGAACGATGAGCCTGAGATTCCAAATGGCTTGATTGACACAGTTACAGTAACCCTGCCATCGGCAGGTTCTGGGGGTGGCGTTTTGACCGGAACTGGCTTTGTTAGTTCTTGCCAAATGCCTTCTCTTGAGCCAAATGGATTGCTTGAGCAAACCATTACCTTCGTGTTTGATGGCGACACTGGCCCTACATACACGCCAGGAAGCTAGTAAAGCTTTTACACCACTACCACCAAGGAGATAGCTTTGAGTAAATATGTCGAGCTAGAGTCTCATGTTGGGACTCATCTTCTGACAAAGAAAGATGTAGTTCACGAACAATATTTAGTCTACATCAAGGATGATAAGACTAAGGTTCGTGAACGTATTGGACTTATAGGATGGAAGCCAAATAGCAAGCTTGTCTTCATGGCCAAGCTAGATCCTGCTATTAGGTCGTGGGTCGAGGAAGAAGTTGCTGAACTCTTGAATAAAGATTCACTAGAGTCTTCTGGGCCTCCAGAAACAAGTCTTGAACAACTTTCATCCATTGAAGGAGAAGAAGATGAGCTTAACGAAAAAGATCTTACTTAAAGAAGCCGCTTGCAACAAGCCAGAGAAGCTGCCTCAGAAGCTTTTCGGACAAGATGTATGGGTAAAGCCAGTGACGCAATTCCAGCGTTCACGCAGGCTTGCAAGCCTCTACAACAAGTCCGGCGAGATTATCACTGACAGTCTTGGTCGCGCTAGGATGTATACGATCATTGACCATCTTTGTGACAAGGACGGTACTCCTCTCTTTGAGGAAAGCGACATCTCTGATCTTGAGCAGCTAGACGCACTCAAGGCCGACATCCTGATTAGTGCCATTGAAAAATGGTCGTCTGAGCAGGAGGGAAACGTCCGAGGCAGGTCGAGCGACTGATCAAGGAACTCAGTAAAAACTACAGGCTTTACTGGGTGTTTTCGATCTGCCATGAACTCAAGATAGATGATCCTATTGCTTGGATGAACAATGTGCCACCAGTCTTGGTTGACTGGTGGATTGCATACTTTGTCCGCAAGCAAGAGATAGAGGATCAGGCTTATAAAAAGGCTGCTGGCAAGCATACCGAACATGCACCAGAAGAAGCATCTAAACTACTAGAGAGAATGGCAAGTGGCGAGCAACGACGTAATCGGGGCATTGTACTACAAGGTCGTCCTAGACCCTAGAGGATTTGCCAGAGGTGCTGCGACAGTCAAATCTGAACAAGACTTGATCTCAAGGGCAATCAAGTCATCTGTCTCTGACTTTGATAAACTCCAAGCCGAACTTGATGCCATTGGTGATCGTTCTGTTAAGGCAAGCGAGCAAGAGCGAAAAATCCTTGGCGATTATCAAAAGCAGATAATTAGCCAAATGGAAGGAATTGCCGATAAGGAAAAAGAGCTAGAAAAGATAGCCGAGGAGAACAAACGCGCTGAAGCCGAGAAGGAAGTCTTAGCCAACCTACAGAAAGTTCTTGACAAGAAAAAAGAAGCCAAGAAGATTGCTCAGGACTTGGCTGATGTTCAGATAGCAGAAGAAAAGCGCGCAGCTAAGGAAGCGTTAAAGGCTGAGAAGCAACGCATTGCGGAAGAGAAGAAGCTTGAAAAAGAACTTGCTGAGTACCGAGATAGGAAGCACGGAAGAAGATACACCAATATAACAAGGTACTTCCGTTCTTGGAACGGAATGAAAGTTTTGTTTGGGCATATCGTAGATGATGTGCGAAATGTAAACGGCGGTCTTTCCAAGATGGCTGGTAACCTTGCACAAGCTGCTGGGATGTCGCCTGCAATGCAAGGTCTTGCTAGATCTCTTGGTGCTATTGGAATACCAGTTCTTGCTTTCGGTGCTGCAATGGCAGCTACACTCAAGACTGTAACCTATTTAATCGCGAGAGTAGATGAATACCAAAAACAGTTAATTAAGATGAAGTCGCTGCTTGGAGGGGATATTGCAGCAACAAAACAACTAATGGCCGACATGATGAGCTTGGCTGCCGCAACCGGTTTTTCAACTGAAACCATGTATGGATTGGCAGAAGCGTTGCTCAATGTTGGAACTTCGGTTATGCAGGTTGCACAGACTGGCAAGCTTCTTGCTGGCTTGGCAGGAGGCGATGAGCAGCGGCTGAAGTTTATTGCAAAAGCTTACGGCGACGTAATGATGAAAGGCCGCTTGATGGGTCAAGAGGCATTGCAGTTTGCAAATGCTGGGATACCCATCTACAAAGCTCTCGCTGACATGCTCAATGTAAGCACGGCTCAAGTTCGAGTCATGATGGAAGAAGGTAAAATCAGTGCAGAGCAAATGGCTCAAGCACTGCAAAAGCTAGGTGCTGACAGAAACATTGGCGGTCAGCTTGCTGCAAACATGAAAACTGTTTCTGGCCAGTTGCAACGCGCAAAAGTTTTGATTGATCGAATCATGCTTGCGTTGGCTGGAAACGAGCTAAATGAGTTTGTTGCAAACATGATTAAAAGCTTTAACGATTTGCTTGAGATTGTTTCTAAAAGCAGCGCGTTTTTGAAATCCTTAGATGAAAGCCTTGGGTTTGTTAAAAACACATTGAAGGGAATTGTAAGGCTAATTCCGTTGA